CCGTCAGGCGACCTCTGATATGGCGAAAAGCCCGCTGGGCGGCGGGATGCGGTTCATCTGCCCTGAGTGCAGAAAGTCGCAGCCACTCAAGGGCCGGCGCTCGCGTGGATTCAAGAATGGGTTTCGCTGTGCGCTCTGCGTTGAGGCGCGGAATGGTTGTGGAGATTCTCCTAAATGAGACTCCTGTCCATCGCCATCCACAAGGTTCGAACGCGCCAGCATGGTCTTGTTCTGGAGGTAGCGGACGCATGACTGACTTCTATACGCTATCTATGAACCATAAAAACAAGTTGTGGAAGGCGGCAAATCGTCAGATCGCGCACCTGGCCAACATCAAGAATCCGGAAGTACGGAGGATCCAGATCGTGATTATTTGCAATTCGCTGAAACTGGCAATGCGCGGGGGCATGGCGTGAACTACTACTCTCACCACATTGGCGACTACCTGACAGCCACCGCGCACCTTACGCTGTTGGAGCATGGAGCTTACCGGCGCTTGATCGACGTCTACATGGGAACAGAGAAGCCCTTACCGCTGGACAGGAAGGCCATCTATCGTTTGGTTATGGCGCGTCACAAGGAAGAGATAGCGGCTGTTGATTCCGTCCTCAATGAGTTCTTCACAGAGGCGCCAGACGGATACCATCAGTCGCGTTGTGACTACGAAATCGGTTTGTGCGGAAAGAACCGGGACAACGGAAAAAAAGGCGGACGCCCTTCCAAAAACACAAACCCAGACGAAACCCAGACGAAACCCAGAAATAACCAAGACGAAACCCAGACGAAACCCAACCCAAAAGCCCCCATTACCCAATACCCAATACCCAATAAAAGAACCCCCATAGCCCCCTTGCCGGGGGCTTGCGATCCAAAAACGTTGCTCACAGAACTCGGCGTTCCTGACGCTATCGCTGCCGACTGGCTGGCGATGCGGAAGTCGAAACGGGCATTGCCGACCGATACGGCGATCAAGGGCATCGCCAGGGAGGCGGAAAAGGCAGGGTGGCCCCTTGCTGACGCCTTGGCTGTCGCGTGCCAGCGGGGATGGACCGGGTTCAAGGCCGACTGGACCAAGGGCGATAAACCGCCGAGCGGCACCGGCAGCACGTTGCTTTCTGCCGACGACAAGTCCTACCGTGACCCGATGATTTACGGTTTCGACGTGGCGAACGGCGACCCATTGCCCGATGGCTGGACGCTACCGCCGACTGGTGAGACGCGCTTCATGCCGGGATTTGGATGGGTGGCTTCGCCGCCCAAGCGAACTGACAGGACAATGGATTCGCCAGCGGCAAACGTGGCGCAGCTTCGTCTGGCGGCTGCTGAACAGCCTGCCGCAGCAGGAGGCTCCGCATGAAGCCGGCGACCGCCGAATGGCTTGAGCGGATGCGCTACAAGGGGCGCAAGCCGGCGATGGTTATCATCGAGGTCGACCGCAACAGCCCTAGCGAGTGGTTCGCCTGGCGCGAAACCTGGGGCGTACCAGTGTTGTCTCTGGCGTCTTTTGCGAACGTCGAACGGCTCGATCTGCGTGTCCTTGTCGGTCTGTCGGTGACGATCATCGCCGACAGCTACAGCGATTGGCTATGGCGGCTATGGGGCAAGGTCAAGGATTCGGCGCCTGCTTATGCCGCCATGGTAGTACGCGAGTGGGCATCTGACGGCGGGGATTTTGGTTGGCACTGGTCCGCCGCAGCCGGCGACAGGTCGCTGCTGGAGGCAAGCGCATGAGCAACATCCTGCTCCCAGACGACATCGACTTCTCAGCGTACATGCAGGCAACTGATGCCAGCCATAAGGTCGTCTCTGGCGCGGCATTTGCTGATGATGTTGTGGCGCTGATTGATCGTCCAGATCGCATTTGCGGGTTGCGCTTGCCGTGGCCATCGACGCATCGCGGGTTCCGCTTCCGCGAGGCCGAGGTGACGGTATGGACGGGATACAACGGGCACGGCAAGAGCTACGCTCTAGGCATGGTCTGCGCCGGGTTGGTCGCGCAGCGGGCAAAGGTATGTATCGCCAGCTTCGAGATGCCGGCACGGCGCACACTGTACCGGATGCTGCGCCAGGTGTCCGGACGCGACGCGCTCAATGCGGAGTTCGCCAGGGGTTATCTCGCCACGGTCAAGGACCATCTTTGGTTATACGACCATGTAGGCCAGACGACGCCAGACAAATTGCTGGCGGTCATCCGCTGGTCGCACGACAAGAAGGGCATCCAGCATTTCGTCATTGACTCGTTCCTGACCTGCGGCCTTCCGGAAGACGGCAATGGGGCGCTGACGGCGCAAAAGGAATTTATCGGAGCGCTCTGCACCATCGCCCGCGATACCGGCGTCCACATCCACATCGTAGCCCACGCAAAAAAAGGATCGACCGACGACGACGAAATGCGCGCTCCTGGGAAATTCAATGTGCGTGGATCATCTGCCATCACCGACCAGGCAGATAACGTCATCGCCGTCTGGCGCAACGTCCGCAAAGAGCGTGCGCTTGATATAAATTGTACGCTCGGCGGGCGTGAGGTCAGCAACGCCGAGCGTGCGGCGATGGCGCTCCAGGGTGATGCCATGCTGTCTGTCGCCAAGCAGCGAAATGGCGAGTGGGAAGGAAAAATACCACTGTGGCTGGATCGTGAGTCATGGCAGTTCGTTGATAACGATTCCGGCGTTCTTGTTGACCTGCTTGAGTTTTTGGAGTTCTGAGGCATGCCATCCGACCTCCTTACCAGCATGGACGAAGCCCTCGAAGAGCGAAAGTGCATCATGCTCGAATCCAACGTCCCGGACGCTATCGGCATGGCCGAGGATGACCGCCACCGCTGCGAGGTCAAGTCGGTGATTAGGCGTTTCTTCCCGGATGGTCAGAGGGCATCGGAATACTTCGCGCTGGTCGAGAAGAAACGCGGCAAGGGACCGGCTGACAAGCTGCGAGCCGATTGCCGGGTTGCGTGGAAGCAGCATCAAACCGATTTGATGGGGCAGGCATGATGGATTCCGTGTCATTCACCGTTCCCGGAACGCCTGTCGGTAAGGGGCGGCCGAGATTTGCTCGTCAAGGGGCGTTCGTCCGCACTTTCACGCCTGAAAAGACGGCCAGCTACGAAAACCTGGTCAAGGTCAAGGCCGAGGAAGCCATGCATGGTCGCCAGATCTTCGAGGGCGCGGTATCCGTTGAGATCGCGCTGTTCATTACACCGCCGGCAAGCTGGAGCCAAAAGAAGCAGCGCGAGGCACTAGGGGGGGCGATCTTGCCAACCAGCAAGCCTGACGTTGATAACTGCCTGAAAGGGATCATGGATGCCTGCAACGAGATAGTTTTCAGGGACGACAAGCAGGCTGTTGATGTGCTTGTCAGGAAGCGCTACGACAATACGGCGCGAACTTTGATTCGGGTGGCTGCGCTATGACCGGGAGGGCTGTTCGCGTTACCGCTTACGGATGCCGTAACTACGACATCAACCGCCTGTGCCGATACGACCGCCGCGCACTAGACCGAAAGTGCGATGGATGCCAGCGGATGACAGACCGGGATTATCTCGAATCGCAAGGGCTGTGGATCATTGGTATTTCGCACCAACCGTTGCCGCGCAGCGAGGCCGAGCGCATGGCGACGGCGGAAGTCGCAGAATTGGAGAAGAAGAATGGATGTGTCTGATCAGGCGACGCGCCAGGAGGAACTAATGCGCGAACTCGCCATAAAGCGCGCGGCAAACAACGTGCCAGTCCTTCCAGCGACCGGCGCTTGCCACTGGTGCGATGCGTTGATCCCAGTCGGTGCCCGTTTCTGCGACAAGGATTGCAGGGACGACTGGGAACGAAAACAAATGGCTGCATGCCGATGAAGATCATGCGCGTGACGACCGAAACGGTTGAGGAAGTGATCTATCGGTACATCAACGAATGCGGCGAGAACCGCTTCACGACCACTGATATTTCGCGGCTTATGGGAGCAGATGAGTATCAGGTACGGGCAGCAATCAGGTGGCTTCACGACCACGGAAAAGTAGAACCGATTCAAGGTGTACGGTCATGTCGCTACACGAATACTTGCGGCGAAAAATATTCGGCTGCTGTGTATCAGATCAGGCAACAGCCGCAGGTCGATTTTGTAACGCTGAATAGGGTATTTTGTGGTGGGTGATGTTGTTCAATCTGGCATTGAGTTGAAACCGCAGCATGAGAAGTTCGCTCAGGCAGTTGCCAGCGGAAAGAGCCAGGCGGAAGCGTATCGAGAGGCGTATCCGTCGTCGCGCAAGTGGAAGGATGCGGCGGTATATACACAGTCGTCTGCGCTCATGGCCGACAGTAAGGTTTCAACAAGGGTTTCGGAATTGCGGGCTGCCATTGCAGAGCGCGCCGAGGTCAATGCAGCCGACGCGCTGCGCGAGGCTTACAACATCCTGATAGCAGATCCTCGCGAACTGGTCAGCTACATCGTGCATTGCTGCCGGCACTGCTATGGAGAAGGTTTCAAGTACCAGCGCACCGCTTTCGAATTCGAGGCAGATCAGCGACAGCATGAGATCGATGTGGCCAGAGAAAAGGCTGAAGGCGAATTCAATCCACAGGGCGGAATCGGTTACGACGAGCGCCTGGCGCCGAATCCGGCTTGCCCGGCGTGCTTCGGCCGTGGAGTTGGCCGTGTGCTGGTTGCCGATACACGTAATGTCAGCAAGCAGGCGGCGTCGCTTTACGCCGGGATCAAGCAGACCAAGGACGGGCTTGAAGTCAAGTTGCACTCGAAGGTTGATGTGATGGACAAGTTGTTCCGTCACTTCGGGCTGTATGAGGCCGACAACAAGCAGAAGAGCGCGCTCGACGGCTTGCCACGCGAACTGCTTCAGGCGATGGTGCAACGCTTGAAAGCGCTGAATGGTCAGTCTTGATAAACTGGACGACATGATTTCCGGCCTGCCGCCGGAAGCGCGGGCGGCATTGTTGGACGACGCAATGCGGCAGCTTGCGCGCAACAAGATCGCCGATTACCGGCCGTATCCAAAGCAGCGAGAGTTTCACTTACTAGGCGCGACAATGCGCGAACGCTTGCTGCGCGCCGGAAACCAGAACGGCAAGTCGTTCTGTGTTGGGTCCGAGGCGTCGTATCACCTTACCGGGCTGTATCCAGACTGGTGGGACGGCCGCCGTTGGGCGCGTCCGACCGTCGTATGGGCATCCGGCGAGACGGCAGAGGCGACGCGCGACAATCCTCAGCGCGTATTGCTTGGACTGGCCGGCGAAAAGGGAACCGGAGCCATTCCGGCAGACTGCCTGGGTGGAGATTATGGTATGGCATCGGGAACAGCAGACCTGTTCGACTACATAAAGGTTAGGCACCATACGAATGGCGTTTTCGATGGCTGGTCGTTCCTGCGTTTCAAGTATTACGCACAGGGGAGAAAGAAATGGCAGGGGCCGCCAGTTGATTTCGTTTGGTTCGACGAGGAACCGCCAGAGGAAATCTACGACGAAGGATTGGCGCGGACGATCGCAACAGGCGGAATGGCCGCCATGTCATTCACGCCGCTGCAGGGGATGTCGACAGTGGTGCTGCGCTTCCTTGGGAAAGAGAAAACCGCCGACCGTGCCGACGTCAACATGACGATAGAGGACGCCGAACACATATCACCGGAGGAGCGGGTTCGGATCATCGCCAGCTTCCCTGCGCACGAACGCGAGGCGCGCGCCAAGGGCATTCCGACACTAGGCAGCGGACGCATCTTTCCGGTCGAAGAAGACTCAATCAAGGTGGCGGCGTTTCCTATCCCGGAGCATTGGGCGCAGATCAACGGAATCGATTTCGGCTGGGATCACCCGGCCGCTGCTGCGCGCCTTGCGTGGGACCGTGACGCTGATTGCCTGTACCTGATCAACGCGCACCGAGCCCGCGAACAGACGCCTATTCTCTTTGCACCATCAGTCAAGGCGTGGGGAGACTGGATCCCGGTTTCCTGGCCGCATGATGGATTGCAGCATGACAAGGGTAGCGGCGAGCAACTGGCTGAGCAATACCGCGAAGCTGGCCTCAACATGCTACCCGAGCGCGCGACATGGGAAGACGGTAGCAACGGAGTCGAGGCCGGAGTGCTGGAAATGCTCGACCGGATGCAGACGGGGAGATTCAAGGTATTCGCTCACCTGGATGAGTTCTTTGAAGAATTCCGCCTGTATCACCGCAAGGACGGGAAGATCGTCAAGGAGATGGACGACAT